TACAAAACAAGTTTTTTTGAAAAATCAACAGACGTGGAAATTGCAAAAAAAATTAAAGACTTAATGGAGGTTGGCACTATAGCCGACCTTGAGTACATATATACAATGATTAACGGAAAAGGTCCAGATGGTAAAGGGTGGAAAAGCATCAACGGTCGTAAAACTGGCGACATTGGGTTCTTAAGCGCAACCCTTGTTAGAATTGATGTTGGTCCTTTGTCTTATATTGGGTACGTAAACTCTTTGACCGTTAACCACTTAGCGTTTAGCCAAGACATGACACCTATAAGAACAGATGTGTCTCTTGCATTAAACTTAATGGCATCTGCCGGACTTCAAGCAAAAGCGGAGGAATAATAAATGGGAATTTTTCAAGGATCTCGATACGAGTACTCAACAATTGATTTTGTATCAATTAGCGATGACTCAGACGCTAACGCTATTGTTTTTTATGAGTTTGAAGACCTAGGAACGTTTTCTTACACCGAACATACTTTTGTTCAAGGTGAGCGAATGGACACAATTGCACATAAATACTATAGACGACCAGACTTGTGGTGGATTATTTTAGATTTTAACCCTGAAATATCGGACGCAAATAACATCAAACCGGGAACTGTTTTAAGGATACCTCGTGTTTAACTTTGCCCAAGTTACTTTTCCTTCAGCTAATGTTGCTCCAGCGCGTATAAATGAAATGACGTTGTGGCAAGATAGGTTTAAACACGAATTTGCAACGATTCAATTTCGTGATTGGGATGTGGACTACGAAGACATCAGGCCCGGATCCCCTATGACTATTTCTATAAAAGGAGATGAAGGAAGCAATGATTTTCACGGCTACGTTCATCACATTCAACCTCACGTAAGCCCGGGAGCACGGTTTACTGAAGTTACTTTTATTGGGGCATCTTATTTTTTAAAACAAACGTCTCAAAAAATTTATAAAAATGTAACTGCTGACCAAATTATTGCAAAAATTGCAAAAAGAAATAACTTTGCATATGACGCAGCGCCTCATCCACGTGTTTACGACCAAGTGTCTCAAGCAGGATTGACTGATGTGGAAATGATGACAAAACTTGCAAAACAATGCGGTTACTCTTTGCGCTTGTCTAACTCTGAAATTTATTTTCAACCAGTAACAAAGCTATACGATGAAGAAAGAGAAAACGCACCTAGGTTTGCTTTAAGAGACGCAAATGACCCGCAGGGTTCTAACCTTTACACATTCAAACCTTTAGTTGGAGAAAGCCTTGACCAAGACGGGGAGTACAAAGCAGCAACCGCTGTAGGGGGTGTAGACAAGCACACTGGAAAAGTCATTCAATTAACAAACCAAAAACGACCAAAAGCAACAAAAGCAAAATATGAGCCTGAATTTTTTGATCGTTTTTCTACAGTAACTGTTATTAATGATTACGATATGGCTAAAAACGAGTCTAAGTCTGCTGACGATCGCACTAAACTTGCTTACAGAGCAAAGGCTGAAGTTTTAGGAGATCCAACTATTCACCCAGATATGCCTGTTTATATCGAAGGAGTGGGAGATATTTACGCTGGCTACTGGATTGTTTTATCAACAGAACACAAAATTTCTTCCGAATCCTATACAAACCAAAAATACACAACGGTGTTGACTCTTGGTACGGATTCTCTAGGTCAAGCGGTAACTGGTTCTGATAACAAATTAATTAAACAACCAAACGCAAAAAAGAAAAGAACTATTATTCCTAATGTCAGACAGACTAATAAAAAGCCAAAAAATGTATTAAAAAAGGGTCAGTCTCACCCATCAAAGAAGAAATCAATTGTTGGCTTTGGTTCCATCAATAATCGTGCAAAACCAAAAGTTGCTGGAAAAACTATAATTGCTAGCAAGTGGTCCAGTCCCTCTGGCAACCTTAAAAAGGTTACAAAGGCAAGTACTAGGCCTTCCGTGGTGGTTAAAAAATTAAGGAGTTCTGGTGTCCTCTAATCAATTTTTTGGCGTTTACCGTGCTGTTTGTGTTGACAACGAAGATCCTATTGAAAAAAATAGAATTAAAGTTAAAGTCCCACAAATTTTAGGTGAAGCAATTAGCGACTGGGCTTGGCCGTGTCTTCCTATTACAAGTAACGCTGACCATCCAGACCACCTGCCGCACCTTGCTTCAGAGGTAGCGGCTTTGCTAAACACCCACACAAGCCACGCTGTCTCAGTTTCTGGTTCTACCGGGAGCGCTACAGCAGGCACGGCTCATACTCACACTTTTAGTGCAACACAGACTCTTACCCATGCAGCACATGCTGGTAATTCTGGGCAGCTAACGCATGATCATGAAGATAGTGATGACCCACTTGAGGTTAACGGTACAGAGCACACGCCACACCGTAAAGTTCCCAACCTAGAACAAGGTGTTTGGGTTATGTTTGAGGGTGGAGACCCTAATTTTCCAATATGGATGGGAGTGTTTTAAATGGGATCAGTAATTTCGTTACCTTTTTCTTTTAACATATCAGGCTCCGTTAATACAACGGCTGAAGAAGGAAAAATTTGGTCAGACCGAGTAATGGGCGTTATTTTTACAAAACCTTTAGACAGAGTTATGCGTCCATCTTTTGGAAGTTTGGCAAGCACAGCAGTGTTTGAAACGGAGGGGGCTCTTACTCAATACGTAACCAGAGCCGTCACAGCCGCTTTTTCTGAATTTTTGCCAGAACTAGAACTGATAAACATCTCAATAACTAAGGAGTCAGGGGAGTTGGGCACCGAAGGCTTTGTTATTTCTGTAGACTATGAGTTGCCCAATAAACAACAGGAAACGGTAGCCGCCAAAATTGGCGAATTTACACGATCTGGCGATCTAATTCAGGAGATTCAATAATGGCTAATTTTGTGCCTCAAGTTGACTACACCTCCCGTGATTACGCCTCAATCAGAGAAGATTTAATAAATCTAATCCCTTTATATGCCCCTGACTGGGTTAGCCGCGATCCAGCGGATTTTGGCATTATTTTGCTAGAAATGTTTTCTTATATGGGCGACCTTTTAAATTATTACGTTGACCGCGCCTCAAATGAAGCGTTTCTTTCTACCGCAAGCCAGAGAGATAGCATTTTAAAGATTGCTAGCGTTTTAGGGTACACACCTACCGACAGTATCCCGGCAACCGTAACTTTGACTTTTTCAAACAGCACTGGCGCTTCAATAGTTGTACCCGCTAATACTCAAGTTGCTACTACAACTGTTGTAAATGGCGTAAACACGCAAATTATTTTTGAAACAGACTCAGCAATTACAGTTTCCGCTGGGGCAAGTACAAACGTTGCCGCAACAGAGGGCGAAACAATCACTGACGAAATTGTTGGAAATTCTGACGGAACATCTGACCAAGAGTTTTTGCTTGCTGATTCCCCCGTCATTAGCGACAGTATTTCTGTAACAGTTAACGACACTGTTTATACATCTGTTCCCTATATTATTGATGCTGGTGGAACTGACGCAGTATTTTATAGCAAAACCGATGCAGAAGAAATAACTTCTATAATTTTTGGAGACGGCGTAAGCGGACGTATTCCACCAGCAAACGCTCAAATTTTGGCAACATACCGAGTTGGTGGTGGCGTTCAAGGTAACGTTAATGCTGGAACGCTTAAAAACATTATTACTAATTTTACCCCTGGTCTTACCGTAAACAACGCAAGTGCAGCGGCTGGCGGAACTGACGCTGAGTCAACTGATTCTATTAGAATTAATGCTCCTGCAAGTATCAGAGCCATTAACAGAGCCGTATCTATTAGAGACTACGGAGATCTTGGACTTCAAGTAGCCGGTGTTGCTAAAGCTACGGCGTTGTCTGAGGTATACACAAGCGTTAACCTTTTTGTTGCTCCTTACGGTGACAAAGGAACCGATGGATCTGGAAACTTAACTCCAGTGTTTAGCCAATTAGCAAACAAAATTGGTTTATTTTTTACAGACAAAATGCCACCAAACGTGTCGTTGTCTATTCTTCCACCTACGTTTGTTCCAGTTAACATAACTGTAAACGTTTATGCACTACCTCAATTTAAACAATCAACTGTAAAAAAGAATGCAGAAACGGCACTTCAAACAATTTTATCTTTTGACAATGTTCAATTTGCCGACAGAATATCTTTGCACTACGTGGTTCAATCTCTTGCCGCAGCGGCGGGTGTTTCTTACTCAACGGTTACACAGCTTGTTAGAGACGATGCTGTTAGCCAATCGGTTGTAGTAGACGCAGTGTGTGAAACATACGAAATTCCAGAAGCAGGGACAATTACAGTAACTGTCTCTGGCGGAATCGAAGACTAGGAGAAATCATGGCAGCCAGTTACCCATCAGCAATACGATCCTTTAGTACTAAGACAAACGTCCTTGACATTATTGACGCTTCTGACCCAAACTCTTTGCAGGAAGAGGTTGTTTCAATTGAAACCTCTTTGGGCGTAAACCCTGCGCTATCTACAACCCCAAACCCTACTTCTGGGTTTACTGCTACCTCTACACAGTATGCGACCCTCGTACAAAGACTCGCTAACATTGAAAACGGAATTGTAGGAGATGCACACACTCAGTACTTGAAAAAAGCCGGTGGTGAAACAATCACTAACGTTACTGCGTCTAATGTTGGTATTACAGTTAAAGGTGCGTCATCTCAAAGCGCAAACCTACAAGAGTGGAAAAATAGTTCAAACACAACTGTAGCCTCGCTTAGCGTTAATGGAATTTTTACCGCTAATTCCGCATCAACTCCAGAATTAGATCTTTTAAGTATTCTTTCTATATTTGGAGTTTAACAAATGGCCAAGTATGGTTTAGATTACTACGGCATTGGTAAATATGGCTCTGGTGCCGCGTCAGTTGTTGATTTTGACGCTAGCCCAGTAGTTGCAGCCTCTGTTGGATACCAACAAATAAAAATATCTTGGATCCCGCCCTCAGGTGATTGGTCAACGTTAAGATTAGTAAGAAACACTTACGGATTTCCTTTAACTGTAGATGACGGAACAATAGTACTTGAGGAAGCAAAAAACTTTTCAATTGGTAATTACACTGACACGGGTGAGGTGCCAAACAATATTGGTTTAAGACCTGGTATTGCTTATCACTACAGTATTTTTGTTCTTGGAGTTCAAGACAATGTATGGATTAAGGCTGGAGAAGCACTTGGCCTTTCTGTAAAAGATTTTGGCTCTTACGATGCTATGTACGACAACATTCCATCTGTATATAAAAGCACAAATTTAAAATCTGTTACTGACAACGGCTCAAATCCAGATCTAGAAGCCTTTTTAAGAATTTTTGCTATTGGGTACGACTCATTTAAAACAAGTGCTGATTTAGTTTTAAAAACATACGATACCGCTATTGCTTACGCTCCTATTATTCCAGTTATGATGCAACAGTTTGGTGTTGCGTACGAACCTGAGTTAGGGCTACAACAATCAAGAATTTTACTTAGAAATGCTGTTTATATAAATGAGAAAAAAGGAAGCCTTCAGGGAATCCAAGATTTTGTAAAAGCTTTTACGGGGTATGACGAAGATATCGTTACTGGTAAAAATCTTATGCTTGACTATAACGACTCTTCTTTTGAAGAATCAGTGGGGCGATGGGCAAACATTGCAAAAACAACTTTATCTGTTGCTAACGCGGCAACTATTACTCCTTATGAGGAACCAACTAGACCGTCTTTATTCCCAAATAAACAAGCTGGTAGTTTAAAAGCTCTTTGTAGTTCTTCTGGAGATATGGAATTTGCTTGCGGGCTTTCTGCTCCAAAAACAAGAGGTATTCCGGTCAAAGAAGGTTTTCCTTACACGTTTTCAATTTATACGCTCAAGGCGTCAACGGCTAGAAAAGTAACAGTTGACGTTAGGTGGTTTGATAGAACTGGACTAGAAATTTCTAGAGCAGGTGAAAAATACATTACTAATACTGCTGCTTGGAAACGGGTAGAAACAACAAGCGTTGCTCCAGTTAACGCTTACTTTGCTGTTCCGTATGTTCGAATTGATGGGGCCTCAAGTTCTGAAATTCATTATTTTGACGCGGCTCAATTTGAGGTAAACGCTGAGGGAGCAACCAACTTTGAAGAGGCACGCGAATTAAAAATTACACTTAAAGCAACCAGAGTAAACGAGTTCAAGAACCCTAGTTTTGAATTACAAGTTGCACCTTGGGTTGCTTCTAACGCAACTATTGCCAGAGATCTAACAATTGTAGATGAAGAGCGTGGTAGTGAAGCATGTTTATTAATTACCCCGAGCACTTCTGCGGAAATTGTTTTAACTTATGATGATTACCTTCCTGTTCTTGGTGGGTTTTGGTACACCGCCAGTGCATACTTTAGAACGGCGTTTACTGGTAATCGTGAAGACGATTTTCAAGGGCATTGGGGAATTACTTGGTATGACGCAAACCAAGTTGAAATTGATGAAGACTTTGGTGACCCAACTAATTTAACAGAATTTTACTCTGTTCAAAAATACTCAAGAACGGATAACGTTTTAACTGTATACACTGAAGACAATACAAACTTTGCAGAAGGTGACAACGTAAGACTTGTTGAGTTTGCTGAAAGCGGTTTAAACGGAACATACACAGTTACAGGTTCGTTTGGTTCTTATTTTCAAGTTAGTTCTTCTGGGTCAGATTTTGTTCAAAACACCCCATTAACTTGCTGGGTACAAGACCTAAGTTTAAACTTTGTAAGAAATGAATACTCAATTTTATCCCCAGATAATGCGGCTTACGCAAAACCATATTTTATGTGGGACAACGCCTTAAACACTCAAACGTTACGAGTTGATTCAGGCATGTTTGAGCGAGCTACCGCTGCAAAACCTTACTTTGACGGAAGTACTGGTTTTACATCCTCAAATGACTTAATTTGGGAAGACGGAGACACATACAACGCACGTTCGCATTACTACAAAAACCGTGTCGCAACTCAATTACGTTTAATAAACCAATTACCAAACTATCTTGTTGCTGGTACGCCTTTTTCCGTGTATCTAGCTCAACCAGACGCCTAGGTTTTGACGGGTCTCTAGACCTGTGTAGTATCTGCTCCCTAAACCTGAGGGGACAGAATGGGAACAAAATTTTTAGTAATTGCCGGTAACGGTGAAACAACCAGAGTTAATGTAGAAGCGCTTTTAGAAGATTACTATCGAGGTAGTGGAAAAACTGATTTAGTTTTACTTTTGCCGTTTCAAGACAGGCCTAGTCAAGGTCAGGTATGGGCGCATCAGGTCTCTAGTGATCTGGGAATTCCAACAACAGCCATTGCTCCAGAGAATGCTGTAATCATGAGCCTTGGGAGCGCAAGCCTTCACTCTGCTGCAAACCCAATTGCCGTAGTGTCTGAGATGGTGTCAGGTGAGGACGCAAGAGGGTTCTTGCTTTGGGATGAGGAAGATTGGTTTGGTAAGACTGTATTTTCGGCCCTTCAAGAGG